CTCAGCTTTTGATTCTAACCAGCATTTCCAAATAATCGAAGCTGTCGATTAGTGATTCTTCCGTTTGATAAACGATAGATTGGATTCTATTTTAAAATATGTGCTGGAACAAGAAGGTATTTAGGGGAATTTCGAGGTCATCTCTACTGGTATAAAGAAATAGATGACAGATGTCGATGTATGGGCTTTCTTTGATTTGCCCGTTGAGAATAAGAATCCGATGGTGGATAGGATATCTAAACGGGACCACGGTAAGGTATTCCCTGCTCTGAATATAAGAGGCACCACCTTTTCTGGCCACCCTACGAGGACAACTCTTGGCAACACATTAAGGTCCATTATGTATTATAGATACATTATGGATAACATAGGAATTGAACCCCTGTTGATGGCAGCCGGGGATGATGTAGTGTGTTGGGTTCATCATACAAGAGTAGAGGATTTCATTAAGGAAGTGCGACTGTGCATGGCTTCGGCTATGCCTGCTGAATCTACAGGTTTTGGACTAGGTCAGTTGGTGAAAGAAATCAACGTGGCGGAATGGTGGAACATTGATTTTTGCTCAAAATATGCTGTACATACTGGCGACACCTCTTCTTGGTCGGGACTTCACTTTTTGTGAGACCCCATCAAAGCCTTTCGAACTAAACAGATGATTTTACACAATAATCCCATCTTTAATAGAGACCCGATTCTACATTCTGTGGCTGTAGCTTACTCCTTAAAGAATGAACTTCCTATTCCACTATTTCAAGATATAGCGGATAACAAGCTAGAAGGCAAACAGGGTCTTTATAGTGAGGAGGTTTTGTGAGACATATATAAAGCTATGTACTACACGCCATCGGAGAAGAAATTTGATTAGAGGGAAGCTTGGCTAATAAACTAGTCTGTTATGGACAAACTCAATATAGGGCCCGGGAATCTATTGTAGATGTATGGAAGTCAATGCATTCGTGTCGGTTGAAACCTCATAGTTAGGGATACCTCGTTGAGGGATATACACGATAAAAATGGAATAGAAGGAATCCAAATAGGCCAGAAAAGCTTAGAAACAATCCAAGGAGGTGAAGAGACTCCTGAAAGCAGCAAAGAGAGGCAGGAAACAGGCATCGAGAGGACAAGGATCCAATTACTCGGTACGCCCAGACCCAATCCTAGCAGATGCAGCCAAAGAACAATTCATGTACGATAGAGAGAGCCGACTAAGCCAGGTGGACTCATTCAATATCGCCAAACTCTTCCCAGGCAAGATGAATTGTCAATACGTAGTAAATGGACACCCCATCAATGTGGGCTCCAGAATTATGCACACCCATTCATTCAGGAATTGAACCGCCTCAGACTATACTGTAGTCTTCTACTACCCAACTTGCGTTGCCCAGCAGACAGGTGTTGGAACCCGTCAAGCTGGATTCTACATACAAAATGTGCCGAGCGTTAGCACAACCTTTTCAATGAACAACCCTTCATCTAGCTATTAGTTATTGAGCTTATCTGAAAGTTATACCACCTTATACGGTGGAGATTTCATGGCATTTTCTGAAGGTGGTTATGTATGGGCTTCTAACCTTAAGCTTTAGACTCAATCACCTCATGCTACCGTTAACGGTGATATTATCATTGGGCACGTTCAGTTCAAACAGCTTAATCAGATTCTAAGTCTAGACTAGCTAATAAGGCTAGGTACATCATATCCAGCCGGTGAGGAAGTTAATCTTAACGTGGCCGTCAATAATGACGCCATGATTTACGATGATTCAACCACAGTCACAAAATATGCCACTGAAACTATAGCTTATGCTATATTCATTCAACCCGCGAGAAGTATTCAAGCTGATGCCAATCTATCCTTCATTTTGAGGATGGATTTTGATTTGAACTATGTATTCTGGGTGGATACATCGAACGTATTCACAGCCGGATTGACAGCAGCCAGAGATTTTGAAATATGAGCTAATTCATTGAAACCTAAATACCCAGAACTATCACAATACAAGATACTCTCTCATGCACTGGACAATAACGGCGCATATTAGAAAGGAGGATTTGAGAAGTTATGGGGTATAACCCAAGGCGTGCTGCGTACCGGCGGCAACGTCGTTAAGAAATTGATGCCTTACTTGTAGCCTGCTATCGGTGCTTTTTCTCCAGCCCTCGGAGGAGCACTAGCTATAGCAGATGGATTAATGAAGTCCGAACCTCCTGCTCCATCCTTTGACCCAGAGAATAATATTTTCTGGTATAGGGATATGCAGAAGAAACTTCAATACATGACTGAATCTAATATCATTGACTTGGAAGAGGCTCGAGAATAGTTGTCCGTTCTACTCAATACGCTCATTACCTGAACCGCAGATTATATCAAAGAACCTTTCGGCCCGTCTTAGGTGAACAAGGATTTAGATATTTAGGAAACGAAATCTGATAACGGAGGTACTACACCGCAACGAGTCTTATCCAAGACAGCATCTTTCATGAAGAAATAATCCCGCTAAGTTTATTATTATTTTATTTTTAATATATTGAATTATTAGCTCTGCGTTACTAGCGGAGAGAGGCTTTCGTCACCTCATCGCTACCGTCCGGACCGGTTTGCGAGAAGACGAAGAGGTTGGCGCCCAGAATCTCACTGGGCAAGGGGGCTTTCAAGAGCGATCATGCTCGATTATCGGCAGCTGAACGCTGCATCAGTACATTGCCAAGGACTAGTTTAGTCCCTCTGGCACCGGGGGAGGACCGGAAATAAG